CTGTCCTGCTGCTGATCCTTCAACACCAACCCAGACAGAGAAGTTGATGAAGGCACAAGGCCTCCTTGAACTCCTCCCAATTGGTATTCTTGATCCCCTTGCTGTTGTTACACGAGTGTTGGAAGCACAGGAACAGCCTGCCATCCAACAACTCTTTAACCAGCAAGTACAACAAACTGGACAGTTCCAACCACCTCCTGACCCCAAAGTACAAGAACTACAAATGAAGAGTCAGGCTGAACAGCAGAAAGCTGTTCTGAAACAACAAGAACTACAATTCAAGAGTGAGCTTGCAGCAAGAGACCAAGCATTTAAACATGCTATGGAGAAGCAAGCACAAGATGCTGAACTTCGCTTTAAGGCATTGTCTGCACAGCTAGATGCTGTTGCAACGCTGCACAAAGAGAGAAGTAACATGCAGGCGGCCGCTGCTAAAACAGGCCAAAACATGCTCCTTAAAGATCAGGAGCATCAACAATCCATGCGTCACCAAGAGGAGAAAGCATCATTAGCGAAACAACAGACTCAGACCTCTTCGAAAACTGGAAAAAGCACCCGGTAACAAAAGCCGTCTTTTCTGAGTTTACCGAAAGACTCTCTAACGCAACATCAGAGTTGCAATCTCAAGCAGGACTTGATCCAAACCGAGATAGATATTTAGTAGGATATATCTCTGCTGTTAGGGACCTTCTACTAGCAGAACTAGACGACATTAAGGAGACTTAATATGATCATCCCAGCAGGCCATCGTATCTTAGTGAAACAAGATGCCTACGACGAAAAAGATGAGGTTTTTCGTAGCGCCAGGGCAGCAGGCATTGAAGTGATTAAAGATAAGACGGTTAGATATCAAGAAAGTGTAGATGTAGGAACAATTATCAAAGTTGGTCCCACTGCCTGGAAAGACTTCGGTGGAAGTCCTTGGGCAGAAGAAGGAGACAAAGTGGTTTTTGCAAAACACGCCGGAAAGCGTGTAGAAGACCCAGAAGATAAGGATTCCCACTACGTCATTCTGAATGATGAAGACATTGTAGCAATTGTTAAAGGAGAATAAATATGGATGAGAATCTAAAGACTGAAGAGCCACAAGCAACCGAACCAGTTGAACGAGAGTATTCCCCAGTAGAAATCAAAGCCATTGAACAAGGCTGGATTCCAAAGGAAGAATTTGACGGAGACCCTGAAGAATTCATTGATGCTCCAGAATTCGTTCGTCGTGGTGAGTTGTTCGGCAAGATTGAAAAGCAAAGCAAAGAACTAAAAGCAGTTCGACAAGCTCTAGAGGCACTAAGTGCCCACCACTCTAAAGTTAAAGAAATGGAATATGAGCGTGCATTAAAGACCCTAAAGGATGCCCGTAGACAAGCTACGGTAGAAGGGGATCATGAGCGTGCGCTTGCTTTGGAGGATAAAATTGATGAGGTGAAGGCCGAGAAAGAGCAAATTTCTCGGGAAGCCCAACAAGCAGTTGTACATGAGCCAGAGGAATATACAGCAGAATTTACCCAATGGGTAGAACGCAATAACTGGTACGAAACAAACAAGGTTATGCGTGGTGCTGCTGATGCTCTAGGAAAACAATTGTACAACGATGGATACTCACCAGGAGAAGTGCTAAAAATGGTTGAAAGTGAAATCCGCAAGGAATTTGCCCACAAATTTGCCTCTCCTGCTACTAAGAGAGCCACGGCTGTAGAAGCCACGACACGTTCTGGTGCCACCAAGAAGGATGACTTCTCAATGACTGCCGAAGAACGAGAGATTATGCGGAAGATCGTAGCAGTGACACCCGGTTTTACAGAAGCCGACTATATTAAAGACCTTAAAGCCCTCAAATCGCGCTAAGGAGATGACATGAGTAGAGTTGCACAAAGCCCCAGTGGGCGTACTAAGCGGACCCCGGTAAATGGTCGTAATATCCTAACCATCACTGGCAAGGAGCCTGGTTATCATTATCGGATTGTCAATGACGCGGGAGACCGTATTGCTCAATTTCTAGAAGCAGGGTATGAACTTGTTGATGCTGACGCTGTGCGCGTTGGTGATAAGCGAGTAGCACAACCAACTGCTGAAGGCACAAAAGCTCAAGTTTCTGTAGGCAAAGGCGACAAAGCCTTTGTCATGCGAATCAAGGATGAATGGTATGCTGAAGATCAGGCAGCCAAGCAAGCCGAGGTTGACAAACTTGAGTTGTCTATTACAAAAAATCTCGCCGGCAAGGCTGATTACGGTACTGTAAACATCAGTAAGGATTAATTAGTTAATGCCGGAAACCTTCTTGGAGAATATCTAATATGGCTAATACAAGTCGTGTTAATGGGTTCCGGCCTGTTAAGCATTTGAACGGCTCGCCATACAACGGACAATTCAACCTCTATACCATCCCCGCTACGGATGGTACTGCGGTGTTCGTTGGCGATCTCGTTAAGCTCGCTGGTTCAGCAGACGCCACTGGCGCCTATGCAACCGTCGAACGCGCCGCCGCAGGTAACCCTGTTATCGGTGCGGTTGTTGGTTTTGTTCCTGACTACAGCAATCTAAATGCTGCTGGTCAATATCGTGTGGCTTCTACCCTTCGTTATGTGATGGTGGCAGATAGTCCCGATCTGATCTTTGAATGTGAGTCTGACAATGGTGGTGCTGCTCTTGCAATTACCGACGTTGGTCGCGCAGCCGACATTCTAGTCGGTGCTGGTTCCACTACAACTGGGCAGAGTGGTATGCAACTCGATTCCTCGACTGCTGCTACAAACACATCGACATTCCCGCTGAAGATTATGGGCTTTAGTCCCCGTGTCGATAACGAGATTGGTAACTATGCCAAGGCACTCGTCATGATTAATGCTCATCAGTTGACCAGCGGTGCTGGTATTGCTGGCGTCTAAGGAGGATTATCATGTCAGTTATCAATAGTTCTAGTTTTGCAAAAGCACTGTGGCCCGGCGTCAATGCTTGGTATGGTAAGGCTTACAACGAGTATTCGACTGAATACACGAAGCTGTTTGACACCTTCAAGAGTTCAAAGGCTTTTGAAGAGGATGTTGGTATTTCGAGTTTTGGCCTCGCGGCTGTAAAACCCGAAGGTTCTGCCATCCAGTATGACAGTGAGCGTCAAGCGTTCATCACTCGTTATAGCCATCTGGTGTATGCACTCGGCTTCATCATCACCAAGGAAATGGTGGAAGATGACCAGTATGCAGTGGTTGGTCAACGCAAGGCCCAAGGTTTGGCATTCTCTATGCGCCAAACCAAGGAAGTTGTTGCGGCTAACGTGTACAACCGTGCATTCAACACCAGCTATGTTGGTGGTGATGCTGCCACACTAATTGCTGCCAACATTGGTGGTGGTAGTGCTTCGCACCCATTGTTTGCTGGTGGTACGGCTACTAACGGTCCTTCGACTGCTGTAGACCTTTCGGAAGCTGCTCTTGAGCAGGCTGTTATTGACATCGCTGGTTATACCAATGACCGCGGTCTGTTAATTGCAGTGCAACCCAAGAGTCTGATTATCCCTCGTCAACTCGTATTCGAAGCCAAGCGTATTCTCGGCGCAGACGGTCGTGTCGGCACTGACCTGAATGATCCCAACGTGCTCAAGCAGATGGGTCTGTTCAGTGATGTTGTTGTCAACCACTATCTAACCGATGCAGACGCATGGTTCATTCGTACTAACGCCCCCCATGGCATGAAGCACTGGGAGCGTCGTGCGGATAGTTTTGATATGGATAACGATTTCGACACTGAAAATGCCAAGTACAAGGCGACTGCTCGTTACAGCTTCGGCTGGACCGACTGGCGCGGTATTTACGGCTCACCAGGAGCTTAATCATGGCAGGGCGTGCAAGCGAAAGAATTACGGCGACCACGCCCCCTTCTCTAGACATCCTGGCAAAAATTGTCCAGGTTGCTCGGACAGACACTACGGCGTTTGAAGCCTTTGTTCTCCCTAAAGGAGCGGTGCCTGTTGGAGCCTATGTGATGGGGGCCACGGCCTCTGATGCAGTAACTACAGCGATTATTGACGTGGGTACAAACCCAGGTACGTCAGACCAACTTGTCGATAGTTTTAGTGTAAAGACTAATGGGGTTGGTTACCATGCTGTAGGTGCTACTGGTGGTAGTAGTCTTGGTACTCAGTTGACAGCAGATACCCTGTATAAAGCACGCTATGCTGAAACAGGTGGTGCTTCAACTACTGGTGGACCTTGGCTGGTAAAGATCGAGTATTACTTCCCACAACAAGGAAATAGTTTCTAATCTTTTGGAGGGGCTTTCGCCCCTCCTTTTAAGGAGAATATATGACAACTGGTGCTCATCGTACCGCAAATGCTACAGTCGGTGCCCATGGTGCCGTTGCAATTACTCCAAACGATACAACTGTAATTCCAGTTACTCGCGCCATTTATGTCGGGGTTGCTGGTGACATCAAGGTAACTATGGCTGATGGTCAAGCAGTTACTTTTTCAAATGTGCCCGTAGGGGTACTCCCAATTCAAGTACAAGTAGTGTGGACTACTGGCACTTCTGCCACCACAATGCTTGCTCTCTACTAAGGAATAGATATGGCTACCTTTGTAAAATTCGAACCCTTCGTAGAAAAACAACTCATCTCAGGTATTGACTGGGATGCGGATACGTTCAAGGTTG